AATTGGGATTTCTATTTCTGATTGGAATTTGATAGGTTTCTTTGCAGCGTAAGTATTTACAGTAGAAAGGTCTTGTTCTATAGCTATTAGGTTTTGAGCTTTATCATCAAAAATCCACCGCTTAATAGTGTCTTGTGCCCTAATAGGTAATTTAGCCCAACCCATTTTTCCATCATCAAACTTACTGAAGTATTTACCCTTTTGTCCTTTTCTTATTTTATAAACTTTTTCATGAACAGAAAAACCATAAGTTAAGAAAGATAAAGCTTCGTTTATAAACTCTGAGAAAGATGTATCCATATCGTCCATACATTCTTTTATGAAGTTTTCCCTATACAACATCTCTTCAGTTTTATCTTTAGCTTGTATGTCTGGAGTTTCAACTCTCCATTTGATATTTCTAATAATAGACTTAATGACGTTCTCAGCAGCATAAACTGATTCATCACTGCTCATAAGTTTACAGGTTCTAATCAAATTAGGCCATTGGAATTCCGATATAGTTTCTTCGAAAATCCTACCATCAATCATTGACAGACCTGTAGAACTTAATTCACCTCTCCTAACATTAGAAGGTACTGAAGATTTTAAGTCATCTTCTTTAACTTGTTTTGTCATTTATAACTCCTAATTTCTAGAAAAAGGGTTTGTCTGTGTAGCTATGTAAGGTGTGAAACTAGGTATATATTTAGTCTCAGCTAAAGTAATAAAAGCGTCTGAAGTAGCATCTACTTGGTCATCTTTTGTTTTACCATCACCAATAAAAGATTCTAATTCATTATAAAATGCTTTATTCCAAGAACCTTTAACTATCCTTATAAACCCTGACTCAGCCATAGCTGAAAAAGGTGCAAACCTTGTAACTTTATCCTTAGAAGGTCTCCTCTTTCCAGAAGGTTTACCTATCTCTGCTAAAGCTTTTCTTAAATTTGCTGTGTGAGACTTACCAGCAGCAGCGGGGTCTTCTGGGAT